GCCTATTACTTTACAGGACAAGCACCAGTAGCACAATCATCAAGCGCAAGCAGTCCGTCAAAGGAATTTTGCACCAAAGGAATTGAAAAATCTATTTTTGATATCAGTTTTTGGTATTCCTCTTTGGTGATTTCTTCGTATGGCGGAAGCGGGAAGTTGTGGTCGCTGTGCAAAAGAAACGACACCGATTTGACGCCCTTGTCGTAGTTCTTGGATAACCATTCTTTGATTGAATCGAGCTCTTCCTTGCGATAGTAGACGGTTACGGACACAGCGTTGTCTGCCCATACGGTTTGCATCTTCTTCACCCATTCAAGCTGCTCAACTGCTGTCATGCTTGCGGCAAGAACTGCGCCCTCTGGCGATTTGCACGGAAAATCAACCACATATTTAGTGTGGTCTTCGCGACCGTCAATTCCGATATCCCACTGAACTTTATAACCGCGCTTACGGCAACCATCGACCAATGGGTCTGATGAACCAAAGCGCACACGTCGGATATAGTACTGCGCAAATCCTGGATGTATACCAGGCGTGTTGCCTGGGAGCAGCGCCAAGGTACCAGATGGCTGAACTGTTGTAAGGCGAACCGATTCTGGCCAATTATTTTCTGCCGAGTACTTTTTATCAAATTCACGGAGATTTATATACGCCTTATCAAGCCACTCAATCTTTTCCTGCTCCACCTGCAAGATTCCAGTGACGCTCTGGCCGAGTCTTGCGTTCTTGCGAACAATCTCGGTTGTCTTTGCGTATGGGTAGTCAAGCCTGGTTATCTGTTTCTGCACCTTGTACAGCAACACTGATATTTCTTTTAGCTGTTCAAGTGATTCGACATTTGGCAAAAATATTGTCGCTAGATTGCATGACTCGCCATCTGCGAGAGCAATTTCCGCACATGGATTGAAGCCCTCAATGCTGTTGTCGACCATTCTTTCGCCTAGTCGGCCATAATTCCTTGCAAGCTTGCGATTAACAAGACCGTATGGCTCGCCTGAGCCGTCGTAACCCTTCCAGAGTTCTGGCATGATTTCTTCGTATGCATCTGCATAGATGGAGTTGTTGGAGTTAGCACGCCACGCTGGAACGCTGCCAGTTGACCAGTTCTTTGCTCGAATAAACAGAACATCGTCTGGGTCACCAATAGCAATCTGTGCTGAACGACGTGATGAACCAGAAACAACGATGCGACCAATGATGTTACAAATGTCGAGCACGTCAATTGAGCGAAGCTTCTTGCCCTCGCGATTTTGCATTACCTTGCATATGTCGGCAACTCCGTCAATTAATGCGCCTGGACCAGATGCGGTACCGCCGAACGTCTTCAATGGCGCGCCATATTCACGAATCAAAATTGTCGAGTACGAAAAAGACTTGCCAGTATCAAAGTATGACTTAAGAACTGCATGAAGGAGTCGCTTCCATCCTTGGCGAGAGTCAGGAACGATAATGTCTGCGTCATTTGACCGCTCATGAGTGATGACGACGCCTGGCTTAACTTTTGGTAGCTCGTGAATCTTCGAGCGCTCTACCGAGAATCCAACGCCGCCACCCAGCATCAGGTATTCAAACAGCAATTCAAAATCTTCAATCGATTCAATATTGGTGAAGTAACAATTATTCAAAGAAGTTGCATTGAACTTCTTGACAAGCGGTGTGCCAAGTTGCCAAAGAGCACGCCCCGAAAGTGAGCAACGCAGATTAAACATGTGGTCAAAAAGCTTTTCTGCTTCCTCTGGCGTAAATGGAACGCCAATTTCAATTGCGCCATTAATTGCGCGGGTAATTGTTTCGGTCCACGTCTCATTGCGACCAGTTCCATCGACTGGGCGGCTGTATGTGCGCAGGTATACAACCTCGCCCAAACCACCGAAACCCCATGGTGTTTTTTTATCTGCGTAACTTGCGATGAAAGATGGGTCAAGAATAGACATTTTAATTTAATTCCTTACTGTGTGGTGCGGTGAGCGTATAAGAGAAAAGAGTGTAGCCGAAAAAAAAATACTGAAATGGTCCAGCGTCGTGGAAAAAATTAAATTAGTCCGAGCTCTTTTGCTGTATTTAATGGAATGTGTTGTCCAGCTCGATAAATTATTGTTTTCGTTGTAACGCCTGGTGCTATTTCGTGTTCCTCAACATAATCTTCTTCAACATAAAAAGTCAAATTGTCATCTAGTGATGAATTCGAGTTGTAACCAAAAATAGTTTTTGGTGGCCCAGATTCTCCACCACAATCACCGGTCGGATGACCACAAACTGGGCATGGTTGACGGCTCGCTCGGTGAATCTTTACGCCTGCAATTATTTCTACTTCCCCCTTGGAGCCGTCTCCAAATGCAGGACTATCGTAAAAAGCTCCCATAATATTTAATTATACCTAATATTTAAACAGTAAAATCTTGAATCAGAAAGCCAAGTTCGTCTATTTCATCCCTAACTCGCATGATTTGCCCCTGGCTCGCTTCATCGACCACGTTCCCCATTAACGAATTTCTTATCATCTGCGGATATTTCGCCTGTTTTAGGTATTTGTCTGCTTTTTCTGGGTAAAAGAGCATTTCTGCCCAATCAACTTTTTTACCTATTGAAACGGAATATGGTGCGGCAACCATCGAAACCGGCGTTACCGAGTCTGAATCGTCAATAGAGGCATGGCTTATCGTTATGCACTCAGACACAGAGTTGTCTCTGTCCACGAATGCGGCTGCCAGACTAACCCCTTTGGTCTGTGCTGCGTCGTAGGAGCAGTATCCCTCAGCCACCATCGTCAGCGACGCAATACCCCAGTATTTTCGCATTAATTCGCATAATTCTTTACACTTTTCAAATTTTATTTCGTGTGGGAGATTGGTGACAGATTGCTTCATCTGGGCAATAAGCATTAAGTACTTTGGAGACCATCCAAGAAAGTGTGTAGCCACGTCCTCTCCGATTCCGTGCTCGGAAATGGCAACATCTTTGGCCAACTGGGCCGACGTCAGGGCTAAGGCCATCTTGCCGAAATCGTCAACGTATTGCTCCACATCGAAATACTAATCATTATTAAAAAGTTGAACCGTAAATATGTTTTTTGAATAAAATATCCCTTTCACCGCGGACTCGATTTATGCACTAGAGTCTGTTCCATGACAACAAACAAGAAACCAACAGCAAAAAAAGCCGCAGCTAAGAAGGCTCCGGCCAAGAAAAAGCCAGCAGCCAAAAAGCCTGCGGCGAAAAAGACGTCAGCACCGAAAGCTGCAGTCAAGATAAAGGATTCTGCCTCCTCGTATCTTACTGACACGGATGAATTCATGAAGGCATGGGATGCCATGGAAGAAAAAATTGAGCAGTCAGTTCCAGACAAGGTTGAAGTCGATACAACTAAGGCAAAAAATTGGCTAAAGAGCTTCTTGCGAAGGCTTTTTAAATAATCTTCAGACCGAGTCTTAATGACATCCGAGCGTAGGCGCTCACCAAGACGCAAAATAGCCGAAATAAAAAGAGTCGGTGCTTGGGGTCATGTTTCGTATCATCACGTCCTAGTATGTGGTCATACTGAGATACGTAAACGTGCAGCATCAACTGGAGAATTGGCTTGTGCGTGGTGTTTGCGCGCTGAACAAAAAGCTAGTGAGATTCGCGCGCTCGTCGGACCTCGGGTGATAAGAACTGAAGATGAAGCCCTTGCTGACGACGAAGTAAAAATTGAACGCACGCGAGCTGCGCTAGCAACAAGATTCTCGATTCCCGTAGACGCTGTAGATGTTCTTTCAGAAGATATATCTGGTCAACTGGTTATTCGCAGTGCGACAATATTTCTTTCCGCCAGAGACGTGACAAGATTGGTTGACACCCGCTAACATCACTCCCATCAATTTATAGTCCATGATTGGGGGAACAGTGCCAAGCTATCCATATACGCAAAGTGAAATTCCAGTACGAGTGGATAGACCGCCGACTGATGGCGCATGCAAAAATTACAGCCCAAACATTTTCTTTCCACACGCTGACCGAGAGAGCGATGATTTCAAGGAAAGTTACATCGAGTCTCGAGACAACACCAAGCTCGCTATTGAAATTTGCAATGAATGCGCAAAAATAGAACAGTGTTTTGCATACAGCATTTACCACGAAAAGTACGGTATCTGGGCTGGTACAACCGAGCGACAACGGAAGACTTTGCGACGTAGAATGAAAATACAATTGGTTCCGCGTGAACCGATAATTCTTATTCCAGGAATGAATCTCAAGTGACCAAATGACCCAAATATCCGACCCAGTAGAAAATTTTCTCGGACTGCTTGATGGCGTCCGTAAAACAAGCACCGGATGGGTTGCTCGCTGTCCGTGCAGAACCGACGACTCAAACCCGTCCTTATCTGTCTCGGAGGGGAACGACGGCCGTGTTCTAGTTACTTGCCACCGCGCAATGTCGTGCAATGTTGATGAAATTTGCAGTTCGGTTGGTTTGCGCGTTTCGGACTTAATGCCGCAGGATTCAAAACCTGTCATCAGAAATGCTGCAACAGACAAGCCAATAAAGACAGAAAAAAAACCAATACCCACACAGAAACCGAAGTTGACTTTTGTTGAGTCGTATGACTTTGTTGATGAAAATCATCAGTTGCTATTTCAAAAAGTTAGATATGTCGATGAGAATGGCAAGAAATCATTCAGTCAGAGAAAGCCAGATGGGCGAAATGGCTGGGTTTATGCTCTCGGCGATACGCCGAAAGTTCTTTACAATTTGCCAGCAGTTCTTGAAGCCAAGAAAAATGGTGTACCAATTTGGGTTGTTGAGGGGGAAAAGGATGCCAACACACTCATTGACATGGGGATTGTTGCAACAACGATGCCTGGCGGTGCTGGTAAATGGCTCGACATCCACACAGAGGCACTAGCTGGAGCCGTTGTAGAAGTCATCGCCGACAATGATGAAATTGGGGTAAAACACGCCAATGAAGTAGTGGAGACACTTTCTGCAGCTGGATGCAGCGCGCAGGCATGGGTTTGCCCATCACACAAGGATATTACTGACCACATGTCGAGTGGTGGCTCAATCGATGGATTGCTGCCAATTTTCGAGGACGCGGAAAATCAAGATTTTGAGCAAATTGATTTTGAAGAGGTTGAAGTTGAGTCGCCCCAAACTCCAGAAGATGCCGCAATTGAGAAGCTAAGCGAACTGATTGCGCGAACCGACCTAAATGCAAAACAGAAAATTGCAAAGAGCAATCTAATCATTGCTTCTTCAACTGTGTCCTTTGTTCTGGATACTGGTCGTCTTGTTCAGTGGAATGAATTTCTTAGTGAAACCACTGGCGACACATATGAATGGGTTATTCCTGGGTTATTAGAAAAAAGCGAAAGAGTGATAGTCGTAGCCGCAGAAGGTGTTGGTAAAACCATGCTTGCGCGTCAGGTTGGAATTCTTACGGCTGCTGGAATAAATCCTTTTTCTTTTCAGCAAATGCCAAGAATCACAACGCTTACCGTTGACCTAGAAAACCCAGAACGAATCATCCGAAGAACATCACGCTCAATTGCTCTCCAGGCCATGTCCCACGCACGAACTGACAGCATTGACGCACACCTACTTTCCAAACCATCAGGAATGGACTTGCTCAAGGCAGCAGACAGGGCAATCCTTGAAGATGCGCTAGACCAAGTTAGGCCACAGCTTCTCGTGATAGGGCCGCTATATAAGGCATTTCTTGACCCAGGTGGGAGAACTTCTGAATCAATCGCCATTGAAGTGGCTAAATATTTGGACACAATTCGCGTTGTTTATGGTTGCGCTCTATGGATTGAGCACCATGCCCCACTTGGTACAAGTTCTACGTCAAGGGATTTGCGTCCATTCGGTTCTGCAGTTTGGTCGCGCTGGCCAGAATTTGGCTTATCCCTACAGCCAGACCCAACTGCTGGTGGCGATTACGTCTATGACGTTAAGCACTTTAGAGGTGCTCGCGATGAACGCCACTGGCCGCTGAAGATGAAACGCGGAAAACGCTTCCCATTCGAAGTGATAGAGTGGATGAAGACAACAACATGAGTGATGACAAAACAAAGCCAATAACGACTCGTGAATTTCTGAACGAGCGCGATATACGCATCTTTAAGATGCGCCAGGCTGGAACTTCAGTGCAGGAAATAGCCAGAAGATTCGGGGTATCCACATCATCTGTCACTCGTTCAGTTCAGCGCCAATTGGAAAAAATGAACAAGGAAGCAATTCTTGCTTACCCCGAAGTTCTTCGGCTTGAGCTCGAGCGGCTGGACAACCTACAGCAGGCGATTTGGCCAATGACGCAACATCGCAGGGAGGTTCAGGAGGATGGCACGGAAATTCAAATTGAGCCAGACCTCAAGGCTATTCAGCAGGTTTTATCAATCATGGACAGGAGGACAAAACTCCTTGGCATGGAACAGACGAACGTCAATGTGCAAATGGATGTCAACAACAATACGAATATACGAGCAGTTATTGCCGGCCAGCCAGGAGTTGAAAGACCGGCGATTGGTTTTGACCCAGAGTCCGAAGCAAAAAAACTTTTGGAACTGATGGCTATATCCGGTGTGTTGCCCGAAAGTACAGTAAAGTCTCTTCTAGGGACAGATAGTTCGGACATAATTGATGCCGAAATAGTCGAGCTTTCAGGTCTGGATGAATCCGAGGAGGATTACGGTGAAGAAGCAGATAAAGATTTTGACGAGTGAAGATATAAACGCTTCAAATATGATGGCGGCAATGAAAAAAGTTGCTGACACAATCAGCCCAACTATTGCTCCTGTTGCAAAAGAAGACGACGCCCCAATCGATAAGTCCGTTCTCATCCGAACCACAGAAGCAGAAAGAGAGCGCTGGAAACAAGCCTCATCCGAGGAGCAACTATCCCTTTCTGCGTGGATACGAAACTGCCTTAACGAGCGCGCCACACGAGCCCTGGATTGCGAGCACCCGCCAAGCATGGTTAAGCGATATCCATGGTCCGTAACCTGCACAAAATGCAACACAAGACTTCAGTAAAGTCTTAACACCACGTAAATTCATTTTTATTGAGTTTTATACAAGTGGTATTATTTTGTAGATGTCTAACGCAGATGAGGAATTTGAGATTCCGTTTGAGCTTTCCCGAAAAGGTAGAGAGCTAGAGCAGGAAACCAAGGCCATTGGTCGTCGCCTTGCCTCGTATGTGGGCGGTCGTCTTATTGATAGGCCAAATGTTGGAGGCGGACGTAGGCGTCGTCGTGGAGACATTGATGTTCCAACAGGAGGGGTGCCAGGAAGCAGAAAACCAACCGGCAGTGATTTCGACCCAGATGCAGACGGGTGGGTCGATGAGGGTACAACGCGTCCAAGGTTTATAGGCACAAACGATGAAACCCAGGCGGTTCGACAAGCCGTGCGACTCTCTTCTGGGCAGGCAAACACAACAGAACAAACCAGCCCAGTAGAAGAAAGAGTTGCTGTGGCTCGTAAAAGAGTTG